AAAGATTAAATAAAATGAGAACCTTCGTTTATGTAAACACCACCAACTTTCTCAGGGTTGATTTATAAACTGTCATTCCTAGATAGTATTACTACCCTCTGGTGTATGACTATTGAGAAAACCAACTTTAAAGGCAATAATCCAATACATTAACTCATAGAGTATGCAAGAGAATTATATTTATCTTCCCAAGAAGACCTTTATTTTATTTTGACGTATTGTACGCATTATTAATGTCAAGCAATGAATTGACATGAACTGCTCTTGAATTAGAGTAATTCATAACTTCTTCATAGGTCATTGGACATTTACCAAATACATAGCCTGAAATTGAAGCCTGTAAATACTTAGGTGCAATATTATCATCATTGCTATCAATTTTGATAAACACATTGTTGCCCCAAAGAAGAATGTTAGGATATTTCATGAGTAATAAGATTGAAAGTGAGTAAATATATTTTACACCTATATTATATAGGTGAAAGAATCTAAGAAAAACAAAACACCAACCTTTAACCAATATCTTTTGACAGATAGAGATTAAAATTGATACTTATACCTTTCCCTTTGGATTGCCTAAACACATCAGCGATGGTTTAACTTAATTTTACAAGGCTCATCCTCTAGCAACTACATAAGATTACCAACAGCAATGCTAGTTGGTGTTTTGTTGTGTAAAGAAATGATGACTAAAAGTCATCATTCTTGCGTGGTGGAAGTTTGAAAGCTGTGCCTTCAGCATTCACAATAGCATTCTCACGCAACCATTTTATGGTTACAGTTGATTCTCTGCCATTGTGGTCTTGGAACTTAACCTTAGTTTTGTCGCTATTCACAGCGACAATAGTTAAGTTAAATTCAGGTGCAACAGCCTCCGCCGCTGCAAAAAGCTCATGAATATTCATGGTTTGAAAGTTGAAAGTTGAACGGGGGAATATTCCCCGCTTTAGTAAGGTAGGGGGTGTGTTTTGGGTAGGCTATAAATAGAGATTACAAAAAGAATTTTTAAAATTCCAAAAATAAAATTTAAAATTCAACCTATTATTATCAACAACTAATCTGATTATCAACACACTAAACCTAAAACTGCACAATAAACCAACTCACTTTATTATGCAAACCTCACTTTATTTTCCACTAAAGTCAACTAATCACTTGACTTTTTTCCACTAAAAGTCAAGATATACCTTTACCTAAAATCACATTATGTTGGTATTTTCATACAAAATCACCTATATTTGTGTAATATATGCAACATTATCACATTCTATTGTGATTTTCAAGTGGGTAGTCATACTAACCATCTGAATTATTATACCCCCATTGGGTATATTTATTGGATAAAACCATGATATTGTACATTTTAGGGTATAATTTATGTCGCAAATTTAGCCAATATTTATGACAATTTTGCAATTCGCGAATCAAGAATTAATAACAAGGATTTTACTGCCAGAAATGAAGTTTTTTGTGAAAATTTTTCACCCCTTTTAAAAAAAGTTTCGTAAGGTTAGTGTAGATACACAAAATCTTTGAGGTATTTCCAAAATGTCAAAAAAAAAGTTTTTTTATTTTGTATATTTGCAGAATCAAGTTTAAGTCACTAAAAGTTATTTAGTGCCAAAGTATAGAAATCAGCATCTAATGTTAAGTTTATGTTAAATATTTCATCATACAAATGTTATACCCGCTGACTTGATAGTTTATGTATTATCTTTACATCATAATAATTGCGCGGTGGTAGAAAGGGTATCTCGCTGGCCTCATAAGCCAGAGTTTAGGGTTCAAATCCCTACTGCGCAACAATAGATAAAAGGTTCCTAAAGCATTAAAGGACTAACGATGGTAAATAAATCAAGCCTCGCCTTTTATCTTACTTTAATTTTAAATTCAACCCGCCATATTGCATCCTTGAAAGGTCATTAGGATATGGCTCTTGACAGCAGTAGTTTTCCGAATCTGCAATAATGATTGAACATAGGGAAATGAGGGCTGAGAGGTTTGAAAATAGAGGGAATTTCTGGGTGAACAAATGCGCCACAAGGGTAAACGGCTTTTGAAATTGTTCATGTAGGTGTAGCACAGCAATGTGTGACGTACGGCAGAAAGGAAATCTTCAAACCAATTTACATAAGTTCCGTAGCAAAGCTACGCGGACAAGGGGATTTTCATCTTTAATCTGAAATAAATACATTACATGGTTGATAAGAAAGAATACACTAAGCTAAGAATTATCCTTGTAATTATGGTCTTATGTTTGTTACTTCAACTATTATAGTTGTATAGTTAGTCTAATGGTAAGTTACTAATCTTGTAAAATAAAATGAATGAAACTGTACTTTAATGAAAATAAAGTAAATCCTATCGAAACTGTTGAGAATGTTTCAATGTTTACTCTGATGAAAAGAGTGATTCAGATGTTGAATATACAATCTGATTTATTGGCAAATAGTGATATATCTGTATTGGCATTTGTCATGTGTAGGGATAAGTATGAAATGGTATTTCAAGGAGAAGGAAGATTGGTTATGCAAGAAGTAACTGGACTGCCCAATAATACAATCACCAAAGCTAAGACTAGGTTGATTGAGAAAGGTTTTCTTATGAATGATGAAGATATTGATAGCTTGAAAGGAAATGGGGTTCTTACGCCCAAATGGAGAAATTTTGCAGAATTGATTAAACAAAATAAGACTTTTGAATTGAGTTTCAAATTTGAACTAGAATGAACACTGTATCAGAACAAATTGATTATCTGTTTAGGTTATATACTGAAAGGCACAGAGGTACACCAAGAAAAGTTGTACTTAATGTGGATGATTATACCACACTTGCACAAGAAATGAGGATAGATTTATTGTATGAAGATTTGGAGAATTATGGAAATCTTGTTGTTGAGGTTGATGAAAACCTTGATGATGATGAATCACCAAAATTGACTAGATGAAACAATTCGCAAAAGAAGTTGCAGAAGAGTTAAAAGTTAATCCTGAAACTGTAAACAAGGTTATATATCATTTTTGGAATGGGGTAAGACATTATATATCAAATCCTTTTGAATGTAAAGCTGGTGTACTTCTGAGCGATTTTATGTATTTGAAGTTGAACTATCGTAGGTTAAAATGGATTGAGAATCAACTATTACAAGTGGATTATCAAATGACACCTAAACAAGAGGCTTGGGAAGCTATGGTCAAAGATTTGATTGACCATTATGAATATTGGCAAAAGGGTAATGGTAAAGGTATGAGTAGAGAAAAGAAAATAAAGAAAATAAAAGTCAAAATAAACAATGAACAACAAATTTAGCTTTGGAAAAGAAGCACAAGAGAAATTGCTTTCTGGGATAAAGAAAGTAGGTCAAGCTGTGGGAAGCACACTTGGAGCAAAAGGAAGGTTTGTGATTATTCAAGACCCTCATGGTGGTTCACCTATTGTAACTAAAGATGGTGTAACTGTCGCAAAACATATTGCATTTGAAGATGTGATTGAAAATATTGGTGCAATGATGATTAAAGAAGCGTCAATCAACACTTTACAATCTGTGGGTGATGGAACTTCAACTTCAGCCATACTTGCAGTTAGTATGATTGAACAAGGATTTGAGCAAATTAAGAATGGAATGAATCCTGTTGATGTGAAAAATGGTATTTCTGCAACTGTTGATAAGGTAATTGAAAACCTTAAACTATCTGCTATTCCAGTTCAAACACCTGAACAGATTTATAATGTGGCTTTTATTTCAGCCAATAATGACAAAGAAATTGCAACTCTTATTGCTGATAGTATCAAGATTGCACCTAAAGGTAATATTATTGTAGAAGAATCTGGAACATCTGATTCTTATGTAGTTGAGGAAATTGGTTGTAAATATAACCAAGGGTTGACCAATAGGGCTTTTATCAACAATAAGATTCTCAATAAGACAATCTATGAAGATTGTGCTATTATCATGGTAGATGGTAAACTTGACAATATTAATAAGGTTGCTGTGAGATTGGAGAAATTAGGTGAAACAAATCAACCTGTTGTAATTATTGCAGAAGATTTTGACAACTATGTAATGAAAATCTTGGTAACTAATAGGGAAGCTAGAGGTGCTAGACTTGCTGCAATTAAACTTCCCGGATTTGGTGATTTTAAAGAGGATTATAAACAGGATATTAAAAGCATTTGTAATTATATTCATGAAGATGGGTTGGGTTGGGTAAAGAAGATTATTGTTTCTGATGAATCTACTACATTTGTACCTTACGAAGCAAGTATGCAATCAATCAGCAATAGACTGAATCTACTTGGTAATCAGAACAAAAATGCTGATAATCTGTTTATCAAACAAACACTTGATGATAGGATTAATGCGCTTATTGGTCAAACAGCTATTATCTATATTGGTGGTAATTCTGAAACAGAAGTAAAAGAAAAACAAGATAGGGTAGATGATTCATTGAAAGCTGTAAAAGCTGCTATTGAAGAAGGTGTTGTAGCTGGTGGTGGAATTGCATTAATGAAAGAATCATTGAATGTGCTTCTTAATAATCCTACTGCAAACAAGATTGTAATAAATGCACTATCTGTACCTTATGCTACACTTCTAGAAAATGCTGGTAAAAAACCAAGTGACTTTGCGCCAGACTTTTCTAATAATATGGGTGTAAATATCCTTACTGGTAAAGTAGTAAATATGTTTGAAGCTGGTATTATTGACCCACTTAAAGTAACAAGAATTGCACTTGAAAAAGCAAAATCAATAACTGAATTAATCCTAACAACTAACTGCATTATCCATGAATAATCCTAACGTAAATAAAATTGCAAAATCTCTTCAAAATCCTAATATTGGAAATACTAAAGCATTCTCTTTTAATGAAGTACAAGAAGTAGCTGATGTGACAGAAGAATTTGATTATGATAAATTGAAGAAAGAAGCTGAACTCCGTAAAGAGTATAATGCTAATTTGACTAATCTTGACCCAAGATATACTTCACTTGAACCTAATACTTCCAAAGTTATTGTGCGTGTATATGTTGAAGAGATTCCTGAAAGTGGTTTGATTACTTCTGTTAATAGTTCAGTTGCTGCACCTACAAAATCTGGCGTAGGAACGCGAGATATTGAGAATAAGTATACTTCCTTCACTCGTAAGGCAATCGTGGTTTCTAGCTCAAATACAAGCTATGTAGAGGGTAGTTTAGTTCAACTAGCTGAACAATCTGTGACACCTAGAGGTATTACGGTTGGTGGAGAGCATTATTTGATGCTTGAATTTGGATTTACTCATTATGAATATACAGATAAAATTCCACCTACGGAAGTAACTGATAAAGATTTTGGTTATTTCCTTGTTCCTGTACATCTAATTGATTGTAAAATTGGATAATAATACACCAAACCAAGTAGGGGAGAATCAAACCTCCCCTACTATTTTAAATTATCATCTTAATTCTTTACCCGGATTAAATAATGAACCATTTAATATTGAAGTAAAGAAAGAATGGTTTTGGGATATATGGGAAGATACTGTAAATAACTTTGAATCTGAACCTGAATGAAAAACAGACCTTTTGATACTGGTAAAGTAGCTATATATGTACGTCATATAGTTCTTTCTTGGGAATTTGACAGCTATTTAAAAAGGTCATACAATGAAGATTTCTTATCTAAAGTAAAACTTATTGAAGTTAATCCACCATTTCCAGAACTGTTTGAACCTTTACTTTGAAAACTTACACAATTAACAATAAAGCAGAATTTACAGCGGCAATAAATATATTTGACAGATTGTCACCAGAAGATAAACAGAAGATTCTAAAAGGTGAGGTTGTAAAAATAGAAATGAGTGATAAGAATAAAGAAGATTACTTTACCCTAATTGACTGTTTTGAATGAAAAATATAACCATTGGAATACTTACTATTATATCTATTGTCTTATTCCTCACAAGAGGATGTGGTACAACTAAGGTATTACCTAAAGAAACAATTATTAAGACAGACACAGTAAGATTTACTAAGTCTGATACTATTGTGAGATATAATCAAACCATTGTTGAATTGGAAAAGATGACTTATATTATTGATAGTTTTGACCATTATGATACATTTTACAAAGATACCCTTTCAACTTATGTATCTAATTACAACAATGATACTTTGTCAATTACTGATTCTATCACAGTTGATGGTACTTTGATTGACCATAAACAATCTTATACACTTACAATTCCTGAAAGATTTATCACAAAGACCAATACTGTTATTGTGACAAATGATATTAAATCATATCATAGAGGTTTTGTAGGTGGATTATATGTGTCTTATCCTTTTAATGTAGGTGGGGCAATTGGTTACACAACCAAGAAAGGAATGACAATCCTTGTTCAAAAAGATTTTACAACTAAAACTGGTACAAGTCTATGTTTTCTAAGATACATAAAATAAAAAATTGTCTGTTTGATTTTAGAAATTGTGCGCAAGGTAATCTAAGGTATTGGTTTAGAAGGTTCTTATCTAAAGAATTGAAAGCTAAAGTTGCACAAAGAATCAAACAAGTAGAAGAAAGTTCTCCATTATGTATTACACAAAGAGAATGTATTAATTGTGGTTGTCCTACACCACAAAAGTTTTACGCAAATAAAAGATGTGACAATTGGTGCTATGATAAATTATAGTCTTGGTGAGGTAAAACAAAAAACAAAAGTATCTGATAGTATTCCAAATCCTGTTAATAAAGAGATTCGTGATGTAAAAGCTAGTTGTAGTTGTACCAATGTAAATCATTTGAACAATAGGATTAACTTTACTTACGAAGCACCAGAGATTCAACAAAAGACTATGGAACACTCTGTATGGAAAGGATATTTGGATATACATAAGTTGATTACTATAACTTATAAAGATTTGACAACAGAAGCAATACAAATACACGCAAAAATTGTACCATAATGCAATTGACTAAAAACTTTAAACTACAAGAGTTTGTACCAAAAGCTACCTATGAGAAATATGGCATAAATGCTAAATGGTATATTACACAAACAATAGTTGATATTGCACAGGAAATGGCTGATATTCTTGAAGAACTTTATCCCAATTCCTATATTACAATCAACAATTGGCATTCTGGTGGCCCTAGACAATACTCTGGATATAGACCACCTGATGCTGATTCAAGAAATAAAAAGTTGAATTTCAAAGGAGCATTTGAATCACAACATAAGTTTGGCAGGGCTATTGATATTCAATGCTTTAAGAAAGGTGGAATACAATTGACAAGTAAAGAAGTTAATAAGATTATATTTGACAATGAGAAAAGGTTGATGGGTAAAGGTCTTACAACAGTAGAAAATTTTGAATTTACTAATGGATGGACGCACATTGATTGTAGATGGGTTGATTTACCAAATATTCTAGTAGTTAATCCATGAACAACGAACTTGTAAGAATAGATACATCATTTAGTCCAGATGATAATTTCTGGCAAAAGAATCCAACACTTACTATTATTTCACCTTTTGCTCAATTGTATCAAAGAGATACATCGGAAGAAAAAGAAATTTCATCTAAAGAAGCATGGGCTATATTTCTTTATGCTGATGCCACACAAAAAAATAAGTTATATAGATTGACAGCAGATGAAAGGAAAGTAGAGATTAAAGATTATTATTGTCCACATATTGATTGGGATGATGAATTGATTGTAAAAACAATAGAAGCATATCCTGAATTATGTATGTCAATTGCTGGTAGGGCATTTAAAGGTTGGGAAGATAAACTAATGGAAAGGGATGCTTTTATTAGGAATATGAGATATGATGAAAGTACTTATGAAATATTGGATAAGATGATGGCAAATACTAAGAAAGTTTGGGATATGTATAAACAGGTATATGACCAAATGATGAGTGAAGAACAACAAATTATGGGCAAAGGACAAAGGAAATTGTCCAAAGCTGAAAAAGGAGAAATTTAAAACAATAAAAACAAATAAAATGAAAAAATTCTTAGGTGTAAAATTGATTACTGCTGAACCACAAGTAAAAGATAATGTTGATGGTTATAAAGTTGTTTATGAAGATAATTATGTTTCTTGGTCACCAAAAGATGTATTTGAAAAAGCCTATCGTCAAATAGAAAATCTTAATTTTGGGCTTGCTGTTGAAGCTGCTAAAACAGGTAAAAAAGTAGCAAGAAAGGGTTGGAATGGAAATAATATGTATGCTTATATTGTTCCTGCTGCAAGTTATCCTGCACAAACAGAAGTAGCTAAAAAAGAGTTTGGTGATATGGTTCCTTATAGAGCATATTGGGCTTTGAAAACAGCACAAAATGATGTTGCAACTTGGGCACCTTCTGGAAGTGATTCTTTAGCAGAAGACTGGATGATTGTAGAAAACTAATTTTAATGCAAGAATACTCTGTAACTGAACAAGAGAAAGCAAGATGGGTGAGGATTGAGAATATAAATACTTGGAAAGTAAAAATTCCCAATCTTCATCCAGATACTATTGCCCATACAAAGTTATGGAGAGAATACTCTAAACTTTGTATAGAAGGATTATGGGGAAATGATTTTGGTTATTATAGGTTTATGCCACCTAAGTTATTTTTCTATGTAAATTTCTATACTATTATCCATGAAGAAGGTGCTAAACAACGTAAGAAGATTAGACCTTATTGTAGGGATTTGGAATGGGAATATGCTTATATGTTTCTTGTGGCTAAAGGGTTTAGTGGGTTCAAAGATGATGATGAATATTCTTGCCATGAGGATATATTGAAATATCATAAAGGAGAAATGAAGAAAGAACTGTTACATTTGTCTTGTATAAGGTTAAATGGAAATGTAAAGAAATATGAAGACCCTTTGAAGTATTGTAAGAGATTACATGATAGTCCAAAAGGAATACCATTGTATGAGAATGATGCTAAAAACATAATGTTGTTCGGGGCAAGAGCCTCTGGAAAGTCGTATTTCATATCTGGAGCAGCATTACATGAAATTATATTCTGTGGTCACTCTGAATACAATGAAGATTTTTCCAAACGTAGAAACAAGATTGGTATTTGTGTAGGTGCTGGTAGGTCTGATAAATCATCAAACTTTATAGCATATATGACAAGTGCAATGAATGAATTTGCTATTAGCAATGATATTGGTGTTTGGGGAGATATTAGTAAAGATGATTATGAACCTTGTCCATTTTATAGGGAAATGGTTGGTGAAGTTAGAAGTGGTAGTACATCACCTTGGAGGCATGAATATAAAGTACGAAAAGATGGTAGGGAAACAACTATGGGAAGTGGTAGTTTTTTAAGACATGTAAACTACAAAGATGACCCAGAAGCTGCTGCATCTGGACGTTATAACTATAATATTATTGAAGAAATTGGTTTGGTTGAAGATGCTCCTAAGATATGGGAATCCAATGAGTTTACCACTAAAGTAGGTACAAAGTTTGGTAGTAATGTTGGACTTGGTACTTCTGGTGACATTGAAAAAGTAGAAGGTGCAAAAGAGATTTTCTTAAAACCCAATACTTATAACCTTGTTTCTTATGAAGATTTATGGGAACATAATGGTCAAAATGGTATGACAGGATTCTTTATTCCAGCTTATATGACAGACCAAAGGTTTAAAGATGCTAATGGTAATACTGATTTGGAAAGGGCTAAGAAGTTCTATTTTGAGGATTTGGAAAAACATAAGGATAATCCTGTAAGTTATAGGGCTAAGTGTTTACATGCACCTTTATTGGTTTCTCACATGTGGGTATCTGCAAATGGTAATCTATTGCCTGTTGAAGAAGCAAAAAATAGGGAAAAACAATTGTTGGTGAAGAATGTATATAAAGACTTGATGAAACCTTGTAAGTTGGTATTTAATACTACTAGCAGAACTGGTGTTGAAATTCAATATGATACTACGCTCTTACCAATTACAAATCCCTATACAACTGGTGCTGATGAAGATAGGGAAGGTTGTATTGTGATTTACAAAGAGCCTGAAACTATTGATAATAGAAGTTATTCAGACCAATATTTTTATGTACATGACTGCTATGCTAGAAGTAAAAATGGTTTGTCATTAGGGGTTACTTATGTGTTGACCAATCCAAAGTATTCTATGTATGGTTTTGGAAATGAGATAGTTGCTAGTTATATTGGAAGACCAAGAAAAGGTTTGGATGAATATAATACAAATATGGAGAAATTAGTGCAATTATATGGTAATTGTCCTAGGATGCTTTGGTATGAGGCTAACAGGGGAAGTGATGTGAGAAGTCATTTTCATAATAAAAATAAAGCATTTGTGTTGGCTTTTGAACCACATTATGCAAAAGGCAGGAGTGCCTATGAACAGAAAGATGCAATGTATGGTTTTACTGTTGGTAATAAATCTGCCAAAGTTGAGTTGATAAACTGGTTCAATGATTGGTTGTTGGAAACTATGACAATCAATGGGCAAACAGTTATGAACATTGACAGGATTCCATGTATGTATCTTATAAGGCAAATAATTATGTTCAACATAGATGAAGATGAAAACTTTGATGGTGTATCTGCTATGTTGGGCTTTCCTCTCGCATTGAAAGAATTTGAAAAGACTTTGATTGTTGAGAGCCAAAAGAAAAAAGGTAATCCACTTAATTTCTTTGCGAACAACCCAAAACTTATAAAATCTTTAAATTGATATGACGGATAAATCTTTCATGCAAAACACAGAACCAACTTCACTTGTATCGCTTAAAGTTTCTGAAACTGAAAAGTATGCAAATGATGGGGATTGGTTCAAAAAGTATTTTAGGTATATCATACCAACACTCACTTTTATTATACTTGATTATGAAAAGTTGAAATTGGCTTATGATTTGGTGAACAACAATATAGATGGTTTTAAAGCTGAAATGCAGAAATTCTGTAACCCAATGGGTGAATTGGATGCTTTTAACTTTGATGAGGAAATATTACCTTACAATCTTATTCACAATAAGGTAAATATCTTTCGTGATGGTGTTTTAAAAAGGAAAGGTAGGCATTCTGTAACTCTTTTGTCAGATGAAGAAAATAGAAAGAAGAACGAAGAATTGAAGAAATTCATTCAACAAAAAGTTCAAATGGCTATTGACAATTCTGCTGAAATTGCAAAAGCTAAGACAGAAATGCCACCAGAAGAATTTGAGAAGTATAAACAACAATTGATTCAAAGTGAACTTCCACCTGATTATAATATCAAGTCATTTAAAACTGAATGGGAATTGTTCTATGAAAGGGTGTTGGAATATGCTTATTATAAAGAATCTGTAAAAGACAAGAAGATTGAAACAATGGATGATGTTGTCATAGCTGACAGATGTATTGTCTATTGTGGATGGAGAGGTGGAAAACCTGTCATTGAAGTGGTTAATCCTCTGTTTTGTGGTTTTCATAAATCACCAAATGAGAAGTGGTTACAAAAAGGTGATTATGTTTATGTTACAAGTACAGTTACTGGTGTTGATATTCTTACAGATTATGGTGATAAACTGAACAATGATGAATTGATGAGAATTGGTTTATATGGTTCAGGGCCTACTGCTATGGATGCAAGATTTGATGTACTTGGTGGTAAAGCTACTACTGTAAGGAATGACTTGGATGAACAATTGTATAGGGAAGCATTTCCCGGTTCATGGACTGCAAGTAAATATGTAGGTGCGCACCAAACTAATTCTGGTAGTATCAGGGATAAATATAAGAATCTGGTATGGAAAACACACTTGCAATTTAAAGCATTCCGTAAGGTTTATTTCTTGAATTATATGGATGAATATAATGAACCTATTACAACTGTTCTTAGTGAGGATTTTGATATTCCAAAAGTGGCTACCAAATTCAAAACTATGAAACACGGTTATGAAATAAATGCTTGGGAATGGATGGATATGGGTGTAAGTTATACATTGGAAGAATTGTGGGTTCCTTGGAAATATGAATGCACAAGAATTGCAGGTGATGTATTTGTTGATTGGAAAGAAAGTGAAAATCAAATTGTAAATACGGAAGACCCTTATGGTAATTTTGAATTGGATTATAAGGGAATGGTTTTCAGTAATAGAAATGCCAATTCTATTAGTTTGGTTCAAAGGGCTATACCTTGGCAGTTTCAGGCTTTCTTTATTAACCATTTGATTAATAAAGAATTGAGCAAATATATGGGCTTTATTCAAGATGTTGATACAGACCAAATTCCTGATACATTGGGACAAGACGCACAAGGAGAAACAATTAGGGATAAAGTTGCTGCTTGGATGGTTATTAGAAAGAAAGAAGGTATTAACCTTTATTCTGGAACACAAACAAGTTTAGGTGCTTTGCCACCTCCTACTAGAAGTCCGGGAAGTAGTGGTTATGCTTTAGGTTCTGCACAACAGATTCTTTATTTGAAACAGCTATTAGATTATGTAAACAATGAGATTGGACTTGCTATGGGGATTAGTCCTCAAAGGGAGGCACAAGCCAATAATCAAATGACTGCAACAGATAATGAAAGAAATATGAATCAATCTTATGCAATCACGGAATATTTCTTTGACCAGCATGAAGAAGTTTGGACACATGTGTTCAATCAATACTTGAAGAATTTCCGTTCTTTCTATGCTTCCAAGTTGTCGGAGATTGATAGGAATGAATCTTATTTGTCTTATATATTTCCTGATGGCACAAGTGATTTGATTAAAGTTACACCTGAAATGTTGGAACATGAAGATATTGGTATATTTGTAAAAACTGGTAATAGTGACCAACAATATAGGGAAATTATGTTGTCCAATGTATTTAGCATTGCTCAAAATGGTGGTGAAGGTGCTGTAACAGTTTCTAAGTTGGTAAAAATGATTACTGAAAATCAATCACCAGAAGAGATTCAAAAAGAACTTCAACTGTTGGAAGAGAAACAAGCTAAACGTATGGAGCAAATGGAAGCTGCTAAATTGGAAACTCAAACCAAGGTTGTACAAATGCAAATTGAAGCTAGGGAAGATGAACAAGCACATGATTTGACAATTGAACAAATGAAGATTGACAAGGATATTTATCTTGCACAATTGGAATTGTTTAGGAATCAAGCATCTGCTGACATTGATACAACTAAGATTGATGAGTTTATTGAATCTGAAAATGAAAGGATGCACAAGCAAAACCTTGAAGTTGCAAAGATTCAAGCAAATCAATATAATGATGACAAGCGTATGGCACATGAAGAAAAGATGAAAAATAAGGATATGGCTATAAAGGAAAAAGAGATAGAAAGTAAGAAAGAAATAGCACGAATTTCAGCTAGAAATAGAAGCAAAACTTAATTCTGAAAAGGGCAAATAAAAAAATGTTTCGTAGGTTTAAAAAAGATACACAAAACTTTTGCCCTTTTTTAAAAAAGTCAAAAAATAATTTTTAAAATGTTGTATATTTACAGCGTAATTAAAATTCAAACAAATGAATACAAACGACATGCAGGTTGATAACCTGTTGGGAGCATTTCTAGAGATTGAACTCTCTGCTGATTTATTGGGTGATATTAATACCAATAATGACAATGAAGGTAATCAAGAAGATGATGATGAGTTTACCCCTCTTATAGATGAAGATACTCATGAAAATCAAGATGGTCAAGAAGATACCATAGAATATGAAGATGGTGAAAGTGAAGCTATTGCCATGTTTCAAGTTATGAAAGAAAAAGGTATTGTATCTGATGATGCTGAATTTAATGGTACATGGGAAGGTATTGATGATTTGATTAATACTTATTTGCCACAAAAAGCAGCAGAAGCTATTATTGAACAAGCACCGCCTAAATATAGGACTTTGCTTGCAGCAGTATATAATGAAGGTGTAGAACCTACTATGGAAGAACTAAAGAATATTTTGCTTGCTGCGGAAGCTGATTTTACAAATAATGTATTTACTATTAAGACAGACGATGATGCAAGGGAATATCTTGAAAAAGTATATGAAGAAAAAGGTATGAGAAAAAGTGCTATTAAAGCACAGCTTGATGATATTGAAGATGAAGATAAATTGTTGGAAGAAGCTAAGAAAGAATATGCTACTAAAGAAGCTGCTAGGGAAAAACAACTTGAAAAAGTTCGTGAATCACAAGTTGCAAAGCGTAAAGAAGATGATGCTAAACAAGCACAATTTATTGAGAGTGTAAAACAAGAATTGATTCAAGCTACATGGAAACCTGAAAGGAAGCAAACTGTTGTAAAGGTTATGAACAATCTTCCAAGTATATTTGATAAAGTTAAAAACTCACCTAAAGGTATTGTACAGCTTGCTGATTTTGCAAGTTATTATAATGAAAAGACAGGAACCTTTGATATGGATGCCTATAAGAAACAAGCACTTAGCCCCAATCTTCGAAAAGAAGGTAAATCTATGGTTCAATCTGCTATCAATAATATTAGCAAGAATACTGGAAGGGTGAAAGATGCTGGTGATTTGGGTAATTTAGTACCAATATTTGAATAGATAATTAATTTTTAACAAAATGACAAGACAAACAGCACTTACTGTTGAGGAAAGAAAGTCGTGGGGTGGTTCTACTTGGAACTTCTTGAACCACGCAGCTATGTTTAAAACATACCAACCTTATAATTTTGGTGTAAAGACGGCACAACTATTTTCATCTAAGCCCGGTTCTTATATTATCAATAAGAAATTTACCTACATGACAATTGCACAAGGTAATGTATATATGTTGCCCGGTGGTGTAGATGATTATCAATGGTCTTTGGTTGCCAATAGTTATGTACAAGCTACTATTACTGAATTGCTTGTAGATGCTTCAAGTCATCCCGGTAAAGGTGGTGTTACATTTAAAGTGGCAATTGACCAAGATTGGTATCATGAACCAACATTGTTCAAAACAGAAGGTAGCAATATTCCTTTGATGAAAGTTATTGGACATCCTATTCAACGCTCTGCTAATTCATTTGAATATGAGATTGAAGTACAAGGTGGCCCTGATGCTTATGTTCCTGTTGAATATTTGCAGCCCGGTAGGTTCTTGATTGATATTGCAACTTCGGTAGCTGATGAAGGTAATACTAAATATGCTGGCGACCAATATAGCCAAATGTTTAAGTTGCAATCTTGGGTAGGTAATGTGGCTCGTAAAGTTGTTATTTCTGACAAATTTATCCGTGCTGAAATTGCTGCTCGTAAAGGTGGAACTGCTGTAAAAGGTATGGGTAATTACAACGCCGAAAATTGTGGTGTTGGTGTAGGTTATGTTTATGCACAGAATTTTGGTTCTGGTGTAACTGGTGAAAAGATTAGCCGTGGAGTGTTTATTACCAAAGCAGAAGCACGTTTGCTTGAACTTGTTGAAAGGGATAGGGAAATGCTTATGGAGTTTGGTCAAACTCAACATACTAATGACCATGATACGGAGAGTTCTATTAAGGTAGCTCCGGGTTGGAGGCAAATTGTCAAGGATGGACACTATATGCAACATAATGGTAGTCTTACTTTGTCCGATATTTTCCAATATCTTATGACTATTTTCCTTGGTAGAAGTGACTTTAATGACCGTTATATTCGTATTGCAACTGGTGAAGCTGGTGCTGTTTTGTTTGATACTTTGGTGAAAGCCCAAGCATCCAGCATTCTGACACTTGATACCCTGTTTATCAACAAAGAGCAATCTGTTTATAACAGTAATTCTCTTGCTTTTGGTGCGCAGTTTACCAAATGGCGTGCGCCTAATGGTGTTGTGGTAGAATTGGTTTATGACCCTGTGAAAGATAATAAGCAATTGTTCCCTGAACTTGCACCCGGTACATCAAACTACACTTTGGAATCTTTTGCTTTTGATATTTTTGACTTTGGTATGACTGACCAAAAAGCCTCTGGTGCTAGCCGTGATGAGAATATCACTATGGTTATGCAAGATGGTGTAGAATCTTACTTCACTATTTCCAATGTCTATGACTTTGAAACTGGTGCTGAAAAGTCTGGTGGTCAAGTTTATAACTTCAACAAAGATGCTTCTATCTATCGTGAAATGTCTGGTAGCCTTTGTGTTTGGGATGTTTCTCGTATTGGTCGTATTGAATATACACCTGCTACTTCTCTTTAATTTAACTGAATAATCATAGAAGGGGGAATTGATTTTCCCCCTTTTTTTAAATCTTGCAAAATGAAAATTGCTCAAAAAAGAATCTACGTCAATCACTGTGAGAGAACTCCAGACCGTGACCCCCAAGGAAGAAACAAACAAACCATGACTTATGTTGATGGTAATGGAATGCAAAGAACTAGGGCTAGAGGTATGAAAAGAGATATTGGTATTGGAGAATTTACTCCTTTTAAATTTCCTCTTGGAAATACTGGTATGTGGGTGACAGGACTTGAAAAGTCCATTGAGAATCCCTATTTTATGGGAACTGATAAAGATGGTGCAAAAAGAATGTTGGAATACATTGGTGACAAAGTAAACTGGGATAAAGCTGCTCTTAAACAGATTATAGAATATCCCACTATTACACGTCAAACTTATTTGGAAGTAAAATATGACCAACCTAAAAATCATCTTTCTCCTGTTCAAAAAGGTATATTGATTTTTAATATGCCCGGTAGAACAATTGAAGAAATTAAAGGTCATGTTCCAACGGAGATTGAAAGGTTTACGCTTAATCTTTATCCAAACAAGACAAATGTATTTACAGATGAAAGTCTTAGAGGTGAACTTGCAATTTTACTTTGTGAGAATCATCCTTCAATAGCAAATTCAAGCAGGGATATTGGCCCAAACTCTGTATATTATATTTCTGTTACAAATGAAGCTGAAATTGAAAAAGAAAGGCTTGAAGATAGAGAGAATCTTGCAATTGCAAAACTTGTTTCTCTTTACGATTTGCCAGAAATGACTATGTACAAAGTTGCCACTCTCTGTACTGATACCAAAAATAGAAGTATTATCAGGGGAGATATGAACAAAGCTGCTGTTAAAAATGCACTTAATGATTATATCAAGAATACTGGTAAATTCCAAAAAGAAGCAATTGAGCGGTTTATGAAATATTGTGAGCAATTGAACACAAAAGAAGGCTTGCAAAAACTCAATGTACAATATGCTGTACAACAAGCGTTGAACAACAATACTATTGCTCTTCGTGATGGTTATTATTACTGGTGGTCTATGGCTCCTAATAAGGCTGATAAACCTTCCATGTATAAGATTACCAATAGCTTTGATGCAATGGTCAATATTTTCTTGCAAGAGTATATTACCCATGACCCCAATTTACCCGTGGAAAACTGGTATGGTGAACTGGAAAAGGAGTTGACTATACGCGGTATAAAATTTTAATCTATGAATATCAATGAGATACATTATAGAATAAAGATGCGGGGGAATAAATTGGATTCAAATTATATGAAAAACATTCCCCCTGCGCAATTAGATGTCTTGATAAATGACACTACAAGCGATTATATAGAAATGTTTTATACTGGAAACAATATACAAGGCTATGATGTTGGATTTGAAGTTGGTGAACAAAGAATTGATATGCTTAGTTCTTTGGTTGTTAAAAACCCAGACCAAGGCGTACTTACACCAAGTAACTATGATTCAACACTCAAAGTCTATGAATTTAAGTTTTCAGGTTTGAAATATCCATATAGACATTTTGTAAGGGCTTATATATTTTCTGATTGTGGCACTATTAGTATAGTTCCAACAAATCTTACACAACATGATGATTTAAGTAGTGTTCTAACGGACAAAACAAGAAAACCTTCTAAGTTGTGGAAAAGAATTGTTGCTACAATTGGTAAAGATAGTCTTAGTTCTAGTTTTCAAGATTCTAGTCTATATGTTTATACTGGTGGAGAATTTACCATTACTGGTATTTATATAGAATATGTCAAACAACCAGAAGTAGTTTATTTTGGGGGCTATAATTCGTTGGATGGTTTATATACTACTGGCGACCCACAAGTTGATTCGGATATTCCAGTCACTTATCATAGCTTATTGTGCGATATGTGCGTACAAAACTTGTTTAGAAATTTACTTTCACCGGGAGCAGTAGGACTGTTCCAAAAACCTAATTTAACAAATGGCACGTAAAAACTCTGGTAAACGTCCTGTTGAAACTTTTATTGTAGCTGGTGATACGCAAACTGCGTTCCCCACAGGTGCTTTATTTAACACCACAAATGCAGCTAACTTGACTGATGGTTATATTAGCGCAATCTCCGTTGACCCTTATTCTCTATTGAGGACTAACGGTAATCACTTGCAGAACAACGACACTTATCCTGCCGTTCGTAAAATTCAAGTGGTTCAAGGTACACCTGCTAGTGCAAATATCACACAGGTAAGTCCTTTTAATTATGGCAACCCTGCGGTTGTCAAATCTGATACTATTGAAGGTGATAAAATCCGTGCAGTAGCAGCTAAACTTCCTAATTATGGTAAGCGTAATGCTCTGTTGGTAAGTTCTATTGCTGCTGTTGAAGATGAAACTTTGTATTCCCTTAGTTTGGTGCTGCGTGGTTCACGCAAGCAACGTGACTTTGGTCAAATGTTGGATGACAGACAATATGCTGATTATACCACGCCGAATTACACTACGCTTGGTTATTCTGCTGCTCAATCCAAATCTGACATGTTGCACAATCTGTTGACCAATCTTGCATTCTATTCCCGTGAATATTCGGATATGAATACTGGTTATCGTGGAAACAAAGAATTTATTGTCTTTGGTGTGAATCTTGCAGGTGGTGGTGGTATTACTGGTCAAGCTGTTGGTACTATTGCAAATGGAACTTCCTTTAACTGGTTGACTGTTGATGGTGTAACTTCTGCTTATACTGCTGATTATGCTTTTGTACAAACTATGGGTGATGCAATTGCAAACTCTGTTCTTACTGCATCTAGTGAGATTGTACCTTTGAATGTTGCTGGTGCAACTACTTCTACCAATCTTATTGATATGTTCTTGATTGTTGCTCTTGATGAAACTAAGGCTATTGCTTTTAGTGATATTCCTAGCAAGCGTATTGTTTTGGAACTTGGTGTTGGTGATGGTTTTAGGACTACACTTCCTACTTTGGAAGAAGCATGTCGTAAAGTTGAGGCTGTAAATACTGGTGAATGGTTGTATATCCAATGGAGAGATAATGCTATGCTTCGTCCATTTACTGCACAAAACTATCCTCTTGGTGGTTATTACATTGAGCCTCCTTATTACTTCTCCAAAGAAGCAACTTCGTTGTACACCGTTACAACTATTACCTTCTGGGGTGAAACGGAGAATATGACTACTAGCCAAATGTGGGAAAAGAAAGTTTCTATGCTCTTCCCTGCTACTGCAACCAATGATACTGCTGATGCTGGTACTATTCTTGGAACTGGTTTTACTTATGCTACTACCAACTCTACACTTGTGACTGATTGTGAAACTATCTTGGGTGACTGGATTGAATCCACAAATAACTATAATGGCTATGTTCCCCTTGGTTCTGCTACTTTGGCCTTGTGCTTTGTTTAAATTAACTGACTTAATTATAGCCAGCGAGAGAGTAAAATCTTTCGCTGGCTTTTTTGTTTAAATCTTATGGTACTTACGACAACTTCGGATTGTTTATCTATTTCCGCAACTACACCCACAACAGAGTTACTTGATTCTTGGTATAATGGTAATACACTTGATGTTGATGTAACTTGGAACCTTAATAATTGTACAGATACAATTGTAAAATTACCAAATAGATACCCATTTACAGGTGTAATATCCAATTGTACAAAACTAGGTGGTTCAGCTTCTCACCAGTTCTTGCTTAATATTACTGGTATTACTGTTGCCAATGTTGATACAATTACACTTACAACTAATACAGGTACAGTTTCAGTTGTACAAACTACTACATTATCTTGGACAGTTGTTGTTCTTGATGCTGATATTGCTGTTACTGATGCTGTAATTGGGTTTACTATTGTCGATATTAATGGTGATGAATATACTGTTACTTATACCATTGAAGCAGGTGCTGTTCCAGCTTGTGCAAATATAGCAATTAATAATACTGTTAGTACTTATCCTGATTTACCTTGTGGTATTGAATATAACAGTTCTACCGATACAATGACATTTTATTATCCTTTCTTCTATGGTGGGGAATGTGATGTTGTTGATGTTGCTTTAACTTGTGGAGTATATAATATTACCATTGGAACTGAACCAGCTTGTATATTTGTATGTTGTGAACTTGCATGTCTAGGGGTTGAGGTATTTACTCTTGAAGACTTGACTGAAAAACTTGATGTTTGGCAAGCAATGATGTTCTTAAATGAATTGAATGCAGCAGGTGACACTTGTACAAATTGCAATCAAATGGTGGAAATTTACTCTTATTTGAGAACACTTGTAAATGTGAATAGCAATGGTAGTAGTGATTGCGGATGTGGATAAAACTTGTTTAAAGTGCAATTATGTAGAATACATGTATGAATGGATATTAAAGAAACTCAATGGTATAGAGTGTGATGAAACTAATAATTGCAGCAAAGCTACGTTTATAAGACGTATATTATTTTTGGAAGAACAAGGGTGCAATATAAATGTACAATTTAATAATGCTATACGTTCTTTTATAACTAAAGAATGTAAGAGTTTTTCTTCACCTTGTAACAATTGCTAATGTACACAGGTAAACATTATGAGTTAAAACCAGAAGCTGTTGAGCAAATAAATGTCATTCAAGATATGATGCTTGCAAGGGAAGGTTTACCTCTCACAAAACATATACAAAATGTAGTTGCTAGTGAAGTAAGAAGTGCTACTATTATAGTTACTTCTGCACAACTACTTGATTTAGATGCTAATCCAGTTCTCTTGCTTCCACAATTGACTACAAGAAATCAGGCTTATGATATTACATCTGTCTGTTCTTTTATTGATTTTAACACTACACCTTATACTGTAAACAGTACGGTAATAGCTATAAACTCCAATGGTTATATAAATTATGAAGATACTTCTTGTACAGCTTTTATTGGAGGTCAAGATACTTTTTACAAATGGGGATTTGTATCTGATTTACCTGTTGTATCAGGTGCTGGTGGTGATGTAACACTTGGACTATCAGGTGGAACAGATTTAACAGATGGTGATTCACCAATAATTTTTTACATTCAATACAGAATTTTAACACTTACTTAATTATGGCTTACACAGGAAAACACTACGTTCTACCTAAATCTATCTACGATAATAAGAAGACTACTTATCCTACCACTTCACCTATTGGTGGCCCTATTGTAACAGGAATTGACTTGACACAACATATTATTGATGTTTCTAAATCAGAAGCACAAACTTTGATTGATGCAGAAATTTTGTCTACACAAGTTACTGTTACTTCTGCTCAAATTCTTGACTGGAAGAATACTCCTGTAACTCTTATTGCTGCTCCGGGTAGTGGTAAAATTATTGATGTATTGTCAGTTATGGCAAAACTTACTTTCAACTCTATTGCTTATACTGTTGTTGGTTTAACGGCACTTGAGATTAATCATGGTTCTGCTGTTCTTTATAGCAATGCTGTTGCAACTACTATTATTAGTTCTGGTTCTACTAAATATTGGAAATTAGCCCCTGCCCCAGCTGCTGCTGCCGCAACTAATGTAAATGCCAATACAGCAATTACTTCTGCTTGTACTGGTGCTGCTCCTGCTGCTGGTAACTCTACTATTACATTTGACATTCAATATCGTATTCTTACTCTTTAATATATGACATTAGATGTCCTACTCGAAATACTTAAATATATTGGGATAGCGGCACTAACATTTGGAACAAGTTACATTGGTCAAAAGCTAAAGACGGGGAATGAAAAACTTGAACATTTGCTTTCATCAATAAATAGTTTAAAGACAGATGTTGCAGTAATACAACATGATGTCAATACTATCCTTACTGATGTTGAGAATATGAAGAGGGATAATTCTCAGATTAAAGAGAAGACATTTGATTTGGATAAACGCTTATCTTTAATTGAATCTTGGAAACAACATGCGTACCGTGAAACTGCCTAAATTTACTGCCGAAGAATTATCTTCCTATAATAGACCTGTTAGAAGTTATATTTGGACATTGATTATACTGATGTCTTGTATCTTACCACCTTTTACAAGTATATCTGATACATTGCTTTATTTGATGTTTGCGGACTTTGGTATAAACAGCATAAACAGGACAATAGAAAAAACAAAGAAACCTAATTCCCCTAAGGGTGATAAATCCGATGCTTAATCTGAACTTGTATTATTTTTGATGAAAATCAAAATAAAATGAACAATTCATTGAACGTACTTTTTCAGATTATACAAGCACAAGGTAAAGAAAATATTGACATTACATGGGATAACCTTGCTAAAACAGTTTCAACTGATTTGACAGGTAATGCTCTACGCAAGAAATATTCCCGTTGGGAGAACAATCAAAAGGCTATTCAAGTAGTACAACCTGTATCACAGGAAGGCACTTGGATAGCCTTTTTTGATTTACATTGTCCTTTCCATAATCAAAAGTTATTGAATGCTGCTATGAAGATTGTGGAAGATATTAAACCTGTTGGGTTAATCCTTGGTGGTGATGTATTGGATATGCACTCTCTTTCTAGTCATGATAAAGGTAAAATTGCTATACAAGGAATTAATCTAGGATATGAATATGATGAAACTAATAGAGTACTTGACCAAATAGAAGATTATGATTGGGCATACAAAGTATATGTTGAAGGTAATCATGAGGCAAGGCATAAGAAATATATGTCTAGTGTTGACAATAATAAACTTGGTTCAGCACTTAAATCACCAGTAGAAGCATTGACGCTAAAAGACAGAGGATATGATGTTTATGCAAATTATCCTAATGATGAGTATATTCTTGGTGATTTGACAATCTATCATGGAGAAAGTTTTTCAGTCCATGTCGCACATTCTGATTTGCAGAAAATGAAAAAATCTATTATGTTTGGTCATACTCATAGACAACAATCACATTCAGAAAGTGAAATTGATGCTTATAATGTAGGAGCAATGGCAGACTTTAATTCACCTGTATTTAATTATGCTGGAAAGATTCAAAAGAAATCTTGGTCTAATGGACTTGCTATTATTACAGTAGTTGAGGGAAAAGCACATGTGGAAATACTTAAATGGAAAAATAACCGTCTAGTTTTTGGTGGTAAAATATATGAATAATGGATTACTTAATCCCAAAGAAACTTAATTCTGGTGAAGATATTATATTGGAAGATTGGCAAGTATCACCTGTTGGAAATAAATCTAAGACTTATTCTTTTTGGAATCTTACAACTATTATAACTACTATCATTAATACTGTTGTAGATTCAACATTTTTAGCTACTTGGTTTACAGGATATTTTCCAACATATTTCTCAACATACTTGCCAGTTATTTTCCTACTTATTACGCAGCAAATAGAAGTTATTTTCCAACAACTGTTTATAGGACTAATACAGATGTTTCAACATCAACTGCTGCTACTGATGTAATTACTCATACTATTGCTTTTGCTGCTGGAACTGTTGGGGCAACTGATTTGGTTGAAATAACCAACCTAAATTATAAAACAGGAACTGCTGGTGCTATGACAGTTAAATGGTGGTTAAGTACAAGTTCTTCAAGTATTAGCGGTGCTATTCAAGTTGCTCAATTATCTATGACAGCAACTACAAGGAATGGTTCTATGGAAAGACATTTGGTGTTAAAAGCTATCAATAGCCAAAGAATTTATCCTGTTGCAACTTCCGCAAACTCTGATATAACTTCTACAACAACAGCAACAGTATTAGTTGCAGCTGATTTTGCAGTAAATCAATGGTTACATGTGACTGTAAATATGGCTAATGCTGCTGATGTAGGTACATCTTCTTGTACACAAGTTCAAATAATGAAACAATGATAGAACATACAAATTTCAATGTTTATGGTGTTCCTTTAGATGAAGAAGATAATCCTATACAAATAGATAAACCAACACTCTTTAATGGTACAATCTTCATAATATTTGATGATAATGAAGAATTTCAAAAATACTTAGATGACAATTATCCAAGCGATTCAGGAGAAATTTAAAGATGTGACATTTGATGAAGAAATTCATCGTTATACAATCAATGGTAATACAGCAGCTTCTGTAAGTTCTGTAATCAAGAAATTCTATAAAGAGTTTGACGCTTCCAAATATCCAACATTCTTACAGAAACAATGGAAACAAAAAGGCAAAGATGCTGCAAATGCTGGAACAAAGATTCATACTTTTGCTGAAAGATATGTAGAATCTTGTGCAAAACCAACTAACTTAAAAGAACTTGGTGTAATTGCTTTTATCCTTTCTTTGGACACTACAAGATACACAATTGTATCTATTGAACAAAGAATGTATCAATTTGAATATGATTATTTTGGTACTTGTGATTTGCTATTATACGATAATATTGATAAACATTATATTCTGGCTGATTGGAAAAGCAATGAATCTCTGGAAAAGAATTATGGGGATATGATGCTTGAACCATTTGAAGATATATTGAATACACCTTTTAATAGGTATCAATTACAAATGGCTCATTATGAGTTATGTCTTGAACAAGTGGAAAATTTAAATGTGGAAGAAAGATGGATTATTCATTTGACTGGAAAATTAGACAATCTATTTGCTGTTTATCCATGTGAAGATTTTACAACTAAACTTAAAGAATACTATGGTAGAGGAATATGATGAACTTCATCCTTTTGATGTTGACACACAATATATTTTTGTCAAAACTATGAAAATGGAAACCTTTGAGCTGATTGACAATGATGGTGATATTACACCTTATAATACAGACTATCCAATAAATATAATCTATCATATTGATACCAGAATGGTATCTGAAATAATTCTGAACTAATGACAGTAGAAACTGGAATATCCATTTTACGCTCTCTTATTAACCAATATTCAGATGATTCTTCTTATACAGATGAGTTGCTCTATGAATTGGTAAGTAAAGCTAGGAGTGAAATAATGGACAAAGAATACAATAAATTTGAATATAAATCAGATTGGGATTACCAACATATTTGTGTTCCTATGTGTGTTGCAACTAATCATGATTGTGATTGTGTGCCTGTTGGTTGTAAAGTATTGAAAAGTAAATTTCAATTACCTAGACCTTTGACAGCAAGAAACAAGAATGAATTTTATGTCAACACTCTTGGAGGAATGCCATTAATTCCAATGACCAAAAGAGATTATGATTTGGCACAATTGTCTGATATTTTGAAAGAAGTAGTAGGTTATGAAATTAGAGATAAATGGTTGATTTTATGGGGTGCTGATGTACAAAGAGTAATCCCTAGAACTTTGGATATTAAGATTATACCTGAAAATATTGTTGAATTGGCACAAGTACCTAAGTGCAATGCAAATGGTACTTATACTGGTGAAACTTGTTTAGACCCTCTCATACTTGATATGAATATGAAAGGTGCTTATGAAATGTTGGCTTATCAACGTGTATTGGATTTCCTTGGTGTAAAAGCCAAATTTCCTGACAATCCTTCTAACGATACAAACCAAACTTAATGCCAGCACCCGGTATATACATTACTGATAAACATATATACCAACATTATCCTTTCAAAAAACACAATGAACAATTCTGGAAGAATGTCTATGTGAAAAAGAAAGATAGAACTGATAATGAACATTCCCTTGATTGGCCTGAATGGAACAGGATTGTAACCCTGTATAAACAGAAAGTATTGGATTATTTATTTACTGGAAGACAATTTGATGTACCTGCTAAAATGGGTGACATGAGAGTTATGAAAGTAAAACCAAGGAAAGTGAGGATGATTGATTGGCAGACTACTTGGAAAATATATGGTAAACAACAAGATGTACCAGTAAGTGAAAAAAGATTTATAAGACAAAAGTTGGAACTTACTCATGGATATTATTTGTTCTTACAATGGAGAAAAAGAGATATTAAGAACAATACTTATTTTAAAATGAGAATAAATGGAGCAGAGTTCCAAAAGAGAAAACGTATTAAATTAACAGACATATTAACATTTAGAGAATGATTAGATACACACCATTAAAAAGTATTCTGAATTATGTGGCTAAAGGTGCAAGGGATAATAGTAATGATGCAACCTTGTTGCACTTTGCACTTTCAGCTTATAGGAAATTCTCTGTTGGTGAAAGATGGAAAAGAAACTTGGTAGTACTTCCTATTGTGGATAATATAGTGGAACTTCCACCTATGTTGAAACAGATAAATAGATTGACTTATATTTGTGAACAACCTTGTGCAGATGATGTAGATGATTTATGTTCTTCTGTTACAACTTCAACTACCAGTATTGACCCAACAGCAGATAATACTCCTACCAATAGTATTGTACCTATTTGTGCAACAGTATATTATACAGTATTTCAAGACACTCATTTTTATAGACATGCGCAAGTTCTAAAGTATATTGGAGTAAACACAAGTCTATTTTGTAAAGATTGTCCAAATGTAAGTTGTGCAAATTGTATGGGAACTTTCTCATTTAATGCAAACAATAATTTGTTGATTCATACTCATAGTTCTGGTTGGGTATGTTTGGATTATATGGGTGAAATTGTGGATGATTGTGGAGATTATCTTATTCCAGATGATGAAGACTTGAAACAAGGTTTGGCTTATTATGCTGAATATCATGCTGCTAAAGATAGAATGTGGACTAAAGAAGAACAAATGGGCAATATAGCAAATCAGTCTTTACAATTGGCTGAAACAAGATTAAAGTCTTATAGAGGTAGTGCTATACTTAGAAACATTGACCCTCAACTACTTACAGCTATTAGAATGCAAAACATAGCTTATTTGTACTTACCTAAAGTTTGGAACAAACCTAATGTGGATATATGGAGAAGTTAAAATTTGATGTACAGCAACCAATAAAAGGTATGTTCAAAGATGCACAACCTTTGAACCAACCAGAAGGAACTTATACAACAGCCCTTAATATGTCTATTTATGGTAATGAATCAAATTTTATTATTGAATCTGAAAGGGCTAATGAACCAACAGCAAGTAGTTTACCATCAGGATATAAACTATTAGGTACAATTCCAATGAACGATAATTCAGTTTTGCTTATTTCTTCAAATAATACAAGAACTGAAATTGGAATGTTCAAAGGTGGAAATTATACAATGTACATCAATGACACTTGTCTTGGTGTAAATAATTGTAATCCGGTAAAAGGTGTATTTAAGATAATCAAAGGTTGTGAAAGAGTAGTAACTCTTTATGATGGTGTAAATACAGACAAGTATTTAAACTTGGATAGGTTGGAAGATTATTGGTCTGATGGTTATATTACTTATCTAATAGCAAATCCTACTACAACACCAGCACAATATGAAACTGCAACAGGTTTATCAGCATGGGATTGTAATAAAATGGAACTTGCTTTCTTTAATAGAGAATTGGAAGTAGCCTATGTTGCTACAATTAATGGTGGTAAACTTCCACTTGGCACTTATGATGTTTATGCAGAAGGACTTGATAATGACCTAAATATGGTAAGTGTGTCAAATGAATTAGGTCAAATGATTATTACAGATGATACTGATGGTGGATTTAACATAGAACAATATTCTGCGGAAGCTGGTGGTGTACCATTGGTAAATAAAGCAATTAGGGTTTCAATTACAAATATACCAAGTCCAGTATCTTATTTGCGCGTTTTTGTAAATGTATTTAGAACAGGTGATGGTATAACTTATGAAACATTTTATCTCAATCAACTTATTCCAGTTACATCAACTATTCATTATGCAAATATAGTAAGTCTTGATGCTAATGTTGCTACACGTTCAGATATTGCACCACTTATTGTAGCAAATAAATTCTATAAGAACTCCAAAGCACAAGAGATTGTTGACAATAGATTACTTAGAGCCAATGTAACTGAACAGGCTTATGATTGGAGTAAGTTTCAACAGTATATTAGTAAAGCTATTGTGAATTATGATTTTGAAAATACATATACTGGATATGAAGATACTCTTGGTAATAATACTGTGTATTACCTTGATGAAAAGCATTTTATGACAGATGAAATCTATGCTATAAATATTCGTGCTATAATGAAAGATGGTATTGTAAGCCCAATGTTTCATGTACCGGGTAGAATGCAAGATTACGCAACTTTTTATAGAACAGATTTAGATACGTTTGTAGATATGCCAAACGCCACATTAAAAGTTGTGGGAAATAATTCTGTTTGGAATAGAAATACTGTACCAATTGGTGAAAATTGGGATTCACAATTATTGGTAGTTGAAACAGCAACAAGTTCTGATACACAAATATTATGGGCTGATACTAAACAATTTGGTGTTACAACAGTTACAACAGATATTGGATATGGATTAAATGCTAATGCTGGTAATGGCACAGTTGGTAATACATTGATACCTAGATGGCTAATGTTTAATACTGCTTGTGCAGCATTTTTCCCAGAACAACCATTGGGAATATTGGCATATTATGAGTGCCAAACAACTTATCCAGAACTAACTGATTGTGAAGGTAATGATTATTGGGGAACAGACTATTGGGATAATGATTTAACAGGTACACCCATTAGGCATCATAGAATGCCTGATTTAGCAGTATGTAATGGAACTAATCCTAATTATATGTGGTTATTTGACCCTGTTTCAAATCAGTATAAAAAAAGACCCTTGAAATTATATATCGCAAATGTACAATTTCCACCAGAATATTTAGCAGATGTAATGTATTGGGAAGTTTGTGTTGCAAAACGTGACCCTATTAATAAAACAGTTATTGATAAAGGAACTGTAAATGCTGCTGTATTATATGCTCCTGATGAAATTGCTGTAAACAATTATGGTTTATCTGATGTAAATACGCAACCTCATGTAACTGATATGTTTCCATTATGGAACTCTAATACTGTTACTGTTTGGGGTTCTGGCGAATATAAAGCTATGAGATACCTTTCTCAATATTTCTATCCAAATGCTTAATTGAATATTCCAATTCAATTGCCAACGCAAGACCCAGAGGTACATGATGAAATTCTCATCTATCATTCACCACTTCAAAAAATTAAACCTTTTGCTCAAACAGGTTACTACAAAGTTGAAGGTGTAAAAGCTGCAAATTATATAGCATATAATGATAATGGGGGTGATGAAAGATGGACTGTATTTTTAGCAACAGAAAGTACTACTACAAATATAGATAGTGTAGCACAATGGTTAAACAGGAATATTACCAAATCTGTGTATATTGCACCAACTACTTTACAGACTGATGGTATGGAAGTTGTATCAAGTAATTTTCCTATTACAACTACTTTACTCCCAATCAACAATACAAAAGTATTTCATAGTTATATTACATCACAACTTGAAGATAAATCATATTCAAGACAAGATGAAACAGGAGATATTATTGACACTAATGGTGTAGCTGGTGGACTACCACCACAAACTGTTGCTGATAGTTATACAGAATATGTTGCTCTTAAACAAGTAAACCTAAATTGTTATTCAGACCTGTTTAATCAGGATTGTAATATTCCAGCAAGATTTTCAATTGATGACAATTATGGTAAATTTACAGGTGATTGTTTTATAACCAGATTTGCATATAAGAAATTAGCACCTTCTGGTAAAGGAACTGTTAATACAGGAGCAAATGTAAAATTTCAATGCAGGGGAGTAGTAGATGGATTTTATGAAAGTGAAATTAATGCTGAACTCCGCAATGCTGGAAGTTTGGCTAATTCATTTTATTATCCTAAGAATTATATCCTTGTAAATGGTACATTCAGTTTTGTTCTACAATCAGACAACAATAATCCATATATAGGAGGAATATTTGCAGATGATAATGAAATATTCAAAAGATATGAAAATGCTGCTGTTGAACAATTCTTGTACAATAATGACTTTACTCAATATGATACAATAGATAAGCCTAATAACTATAATCAGTTTATAGACTATTGTTCAGCTTGCTATGGAGAATTTCCAAATAGGATAATTTGGACACCTAA